AGATTAATAATTTAATTGATGCAGTTTATTATTCTGCACAGCAAAGTTTGGGCTTAGGGCTAAATGCTTTAGTTAATAATACCACGGGCAATTTCAATACAGCAGTAGGGGAATTGGCTTTAGGCGCCAACATCACAGGTAGTAATAATGTAGCGGTAGGTGCTCACGCTTTAAGTTTTAACACAGCAGGTTATGACAATACAGCAGTTGGTAGAAGTGCTTTAGAAAACAACACAGGTCATGAAAATACAGCATTAGGCTTAAGTGCTTTACAAAATAACACCACTGGGGATAGTAATATCGCCATTGGCACTTCAGCCGCCTATAACATAGTAAATGATTTTAACTCAATAACCATAGGCGATTCATTGGCATCGGTGGGGTCAAATTATTTTACTTTTGGCGCTGGCAGTGCGGCAAATAGAGTTTACAACCAATTCACTGCAAACGCCACATGGACGAGAGCCTCAGACGAGCGAATTAAAAAAGACATTCAAACTAACGAAAAATGCGGATTAAGTTTTATTAATGAGTTGCGGACAGTCACTTATAAATTCAAAGCACCTAGCGAATTAAACCCTGAATTAAGCGAATATGACAAGGATAATGCCGTACCTTCGCACGATAAGCGAATGTATGGGTTCATTGCTCAAGAAGTTAAAAAAGTGCTTGATAATCACGATATTAAAGACTTCGCAGGCTGGCACGTTGACGAGTTGGGTAAGGATAAACTTCAAGGCATTAGTTATGAGATGTTTGTGATGCCGTTGGTCAAGGCTGTTCAAGAATTAAGCGATAAAATTCAAGAAATGTCCGATGATGCAGAAAGGCAAGACGAGCGAATTAATCGCATTTTAGAAAGGGTCGAGGCTTTGGAAAATCTTACGAAGTAATATAACTAGGAGAATAAATAATGAACCACGCTGAAACTTTGACAGAATATAATATACGTATGCAAACTAAAATAACCAATAACATTACTAAAAATATTTTATTTGCTGGTGATAGAACCGCTGAAACAGATAAATTTATTAATAGTAAAGGTGAAACAAGAAAAGGTCGTGGAGATATTATTCCAAAAGATAACGCATTGCTTTAAGTGATGATATGACACCAATTAACGAATAACTAAAGGAGTTGCGATGCACATAACAATAGAACCTAAAGCCTTTTACGAGATTGATTCTGCCATTGATGAAAAAATTGACGTTCAAAACCTTTCTGAATATGAAATTAATTACATTGGTTCAGACGGTCAACCAACCTTAACGAGTGGGTATCTAACTGAGGGATTTATCCTTAAACCGTTGGATATTTTTAGAGTTGAACGCAAAGATTTGAGAAAATGTTGGCTATACAATGCAGGGCATGCTGATGTTAAAGTTGAAATTTTTGAGGTGTTAATATAATGTTTAGACATCCGAATTTTACATGCGAAAACGGCGAAGGTGAGACAAACCCATCAAGGTTAATTTCTTATTTACCCGTTGCGTCACCACATACTACTCCTGCACTGATAGCAGATATTCCAAAGAAACTTTTAATCCTTACAACACCAAAAACAATTAAAGATTTTACGCTTGATGGTCCACCAAATAATAGATGGTTTTACGACAAATTAGGCTCAACAGGTAAATGGTTTATAGTACAAATGACGACATCATTAGAAATAAGTGCTCAAAATCAAACGGTTACTCTTGAAATGTACAAGAATGGTGTATTTGAGGAAGGCGTTAGTATTGCTAGATTTATGGCTGGTGGAACGGACGTAGGTACTTTATCATTAGTTGGTGCAACTCAATTAAACCATTTAGATTATATAGAGGTTTATGTCACTATGACATCTGCTGGCACTATCACATTCAAGAGATTAGGTATAACTATTAATGAATTGGTTGGCGCAATTTAATGCGTAAATATAAGTTTAATTTATAGAATGAAAAATAAAATAACCATACAATTATCAGCAAAGAAAAATTTTGTTAGTTGGGCAACAAATTGGATAACAAGAGGTAAGTTTTCCCACGTTGATATTATATTGTCAGATGACCCTTATTTTTTATATGGTGCTCATTTATTTGGTGGTATCAAAAGAATACCAACAAGCAAGCCAAAATTTCTTAGAACAAAAAGATATGAAATTGAAATATCAAATCATTCCATCAAATGGATTAAAGCCCAAGTTGGGCGAAAGTATGACGTGATGGCTATTGCTGGTTTCATTCTTAGAATACCAATTAAAGAAAATTCAGCGTCTATTTGTTCGGCCTTTGTTTTTGATGCCTTGGAAAAATCAGATTGTTTTGACCACGAAATAGATTATAGATCAACTGAAATTAGCCCTCGTGATTTGCATTTGATTTTGCAAGTATTAGAAGCCACTGGGGGGTGCATTAAAAAATGACAAGATATTATATGAGGTTTTTATTCCTAATTTGCATAACCGTATTAAGTGCTTGCTCACTGAGCCCCGATATAGAGGGCATTATAGATAAGTCAGGCAAGAGCATTGCTACTGTTCAATTAGCGAATACGGGTAAATCCTTGGCTGATACACGCAGGATAAAAGCGGAAACTACGCAAAAGTTTGGTGCAGATGTTATGTTGCTTATAGGCAAACAACCCATTGAATTACAAGCCGATTTAATAAAGAAAAGCATTGAAGCAAAGGTTGAAGTATCAAAGAATACAAGGAGCAAAGGCTGGCTTGATTTATTTATTTTAGGCTCTATCTTGGCACTTTTTATTTGGGTTTTGAGGTACTTTTTCCCAAAGCCAAAAAAAGAGACAAAGGAATTTTAAAATTACTTTTTTGTTCATTTTTTTAATTCCCTCTCTAAATCACCAATTTTAGTAATAATATCGCTAACACGGGCATGAACGCCCATGTTAGAAGACTCGCAAGCGATTGAATTTAAAAGGTTTCTTGCATTTTTTAGGGTTGTTATTAAAATTATTTTATCGATATCCATAATTATTTTTTCATTTTATCATTACTACTCAAAATCTCACGAGCTTTATCAATCCATTTTTTCTCAAGCTCATAATTTCCATCACTCATTTTTATTTCTCCTTTTTAATCATAAATAACTGGGTAAGTGCAACCAATTCTTTTCAATGTTGTTTTTTTAAAAATTTGCTGTCTATTGATCATTATTGTTCTAGAGCCGCATACGCACCACTTAAATTCAGCTTTAATTTCAGTTACTGTTGGTCGCTTTTTGAACAAATGCATAGCTGAGCAGATTGGATCTATGCAAATTCTAAAATAACTATAATAATCTACTTTAGATCTAAAGTATTCTTCTTGTGTTTGATCTTTATCAATATCAAATAAATCGTATTGCATTATTTTTTATGTATTTGCAACAATTCCGAAAAAGACAAAATTATCTTTTCCATTTTTTCAATGTAAGCGTCATCACGCTCAACATAAATAATTAATGGCTTATATTCGGGGTGGTAGGACATGAACCACCAGCCATCAGCCCCAGTGACCCACATTGAACCTTGCACCTGCGGAATGTATTTTTTTGGCATTTGGTCGCTAATAACATAACTGATGTGATTAGCCAGTTTTGGGCATTTAATTTCCAAACCCTCGCTATAAATTAAGTTAGTTTCATCTCTTATATAGCCACATTTTGGATATTTGAATACTAAGCCATCAGGGCTACAAGCGATAGTCTTGTTGCTGTCTTTGTACACCATGCCAAATTCACGAACACCTACTTGTTTTATCGCTTCAAAAAAAGACCTTGCCTTTGGCTCTAACTCATTGCCCCTTGCCATATCATCGCTGTAATAAGTATCCTGCTGTTCGCCCGTCAAGTGTTCAGCAATTAACTTGCCCATATACTCATTAGCACTTGCCGATTTTGAGCCGCTTGGGGTGATGATTTTGCCAAACTCAGAGGCTGTAATAACGCCTAATCTTGCTTTTAGCCACTCATCGCTACCTTGTTCAACGTTTAGGATTAAGTCTTTATTTATCATTTTTCAAAAGCAACTCTGGATTTTCATAAATGTTGCCAATAACTAAAAACTTGTTGTATGCAGTGTCGGCAAATAATCCAAAACTCCTGTTATCATACAAATCTACACATTCCCAGCAGGCAAAATTTTCTGACCATTTTATAATTACGAATTTATAAGGATTATCAGTTTTTAAAACATCGCCATCGTATATCTCAACGCCATTTTTATCTTTAAGACCTGTGAATTGCATCAAATGATACATTTCACAATTAAAGAAATTATCAATAGTTAATTGTTGGTTGTCATTTTTTAAATATTGAAAACAAACCTCATGAGGTAGCCACATTTTTTTAAAATCCAAATCCCACTCTCTAAATTTAATTTCTCTCATTTTTTTCCCCTTTTTTTATCTCGTCTTTTAATTCCAATAAAACCACCAAAAAAGCGCCAACAAGCAAGTAAAGAATGGGTGGTAAAATAAACCAAAATCTTGTATAAATACTCCAATTTATCGGGTTAAAATCCCAAAGCACAAAGGCAAAAGCCAACCACATCATTAAAATAATTTTAAAAACGTTTTTTATCATTTTAATTTCTCTCATTTTTTTTTTCCTCTTTATTTTTGCTATCAATAATTGCCTTTAAATATACTAAAGCATTGTTATATTTTTCCAATGTAATGTCTGAAAGCCTATCAACCTCCATATATTCGCACAAGGCATCAAGCCCAACGCCTGACTTATAGAGCCCGTTATTAATCCTTTCTATTTCTTTTTTGCCAATGGTTTTGCTTGTTGAAAATCCGTCATCGTCTTCTTCGTGAGTTGTGATGTTTAATAACGCGTTCATAGTGTATCGCTTGCCGTAACTAATAGCCGAACCAGTCGCTTGTATTGTGTTTTTACTTCCTGATGGGTCAAACGGAAACCTCATTGATGTTTCTTGAAAATGACCTGATTTGTGGGTGATTTTTGCGGTTATCATGACATGATTATCACTTTGAAAATCTGTCATAAAAGTAATAAAAAGCCCTTTTTTTGCAATGATTGGCTTGACTTGTTTATTGATACTTTCAAATGTTGCATATTTGAAATTATGCCCTTTTTTACTTTTTTCAAAACTTGGTATCTCAGCCATCGCTTGAGCCATCGCTTGATTAAATTCGAGTTCAGCTTGTTTGTTTAAAATTCGCTCTTGCATGTCAAGAATTTTGTCCATTTTTTCAACATTAACGCTTGGGTCTAATGCGACCTTTTCAATGAGTGCCAAAAAATTCTGTTGGTTATTTTTATTTTCTGTTGTTTTTAATTCGTTCATAATTTTTCCTTTAATTTAATGCAACTTCATTTAGGGGGCTAAGTTGCCAAGCCCCACGGAGTTCTATCTAGAACGTTCTTTAAAGAAGTTATAATCTAACTCGCTTAATCCGTAGCAATGTTTATAATTTGGATGGTCGTTGATAATTGTTCGCATTTCGGTTTCTGCCGCCAATTTTTTATTGCGCAGTGACAATACGTATTCATCAGTATCGTTAATCATTACGCAAGTCGGAAATTCTTTGCCATCAACTTTAAAATACTGACAATCATCCCAATCGTGATCATGCCTGTCATATTTTTGAATCATTGTGATTTTCATTTCATTATCTCCATAATTCCAAGAAATCTGCTTGGTTCAGTTGACTTCCTCAAGTCATGTTAGTTATTATACTACATTTAAAATAAAAGTCAAGCGTTATTTTAATTAAATTTAATGTAGTATTTGTATTACAATTGATAAATTGATATATAATTCCAAGTTAATTTTTTAACCAACGAAAAAATAATGACTAGAAATCAAATATATGCAGATAAAAACATATCATTAGCTGAAAAAAATATTTTTTTGTGGCTCAATGAAAATTTTCCAAAACACAAAGAATTCTACACAACGCTGGCTGTTATTAGCGCTGGCGTGTCTAATCATCGAGTCAATGTGTCTCGTCGTCTAACCAGCCTCGCCAGAAAGGGTTACATCAAAAAATTTAATCATTGGGGCAGTGCCAGCAACAGCTACATTATTTGCAAATGAGCAAGCATCCCCCATTTATCATAACTCCCTTTGAATTATTAACAGATAGCAGGCTAACGTTAAGACAAATCAAGGTGTTGATGGCTATTTGTTCGTGGCGAAAATCAAACACCAATCTCGCAAGAATAAGCCGAAAAATGATAAGTGATAGAACGGGCTACTCTTTAACAAGAATTTCAAATATAACAACTGAATTAGTGGCATTGGGATGGTTGAAAAAAAGCGGGAATTTAGGAAAAAAACAATGGTCTGAATACGAAATTAAAGATTTAGATTTAAAAAAAATACCCGTGCCCAAATCGGGCACTACACCCGTGCCCAAATCGGGCACTACACCCGTGCCCAAATCGGGCACTACACCCGTGCCCAAATCGGGCACTAGCATAGATACTAAGGTTATAGATACAATAGTTATAGATACAGTAAAAATTAATAAAAAAATCACTTATGCGCAAAAAGTAAAGACATTTAAACCATCAACAGCCACTACCATTTCATTTAAAAAAATGTATCCAAATCTTAAAAAACCTGATTATTTAGAAATAATAAAGCAGTTCAAAGACCAGGCATTGAATCGAGGCAAGCCATTTAAAGATTTAAACGCTGGCATGAGAAATTACATTAAACGCAAATATATAGAGCCAGTCAAGCAAGTAGTCAGGCAAGACGAAAAATCGTCATTTAGAGACATTGGCGACACTGTGAGAGCATTAAATAATAATAATGAAAGGGCGGATTTTCCAAAACAAATTTTAATTAATGAAAATAACGCTTGACTTTTCAATTTAACGTAGTATAATGACTACATGACTTAAAGCAAAGTCAACTGACTAAGCAGATTTTACTTAGAAATTATGGAGATAATAAAATGAAATATATTACAACAAAACAAAACAATAACGCTGATTTATTTAGAGCATTAGAACGCATTGGGTGTGTTAGAACAAGAATAACAAGGGGCGGACGTAATGACAACCATCGCAACACTTGCGGCACTTCAGGACGTCAAGGCAGGAACACTTATTGCTATGCTAATTATTTGCATGATAAAGTCGTTCGTTTAAATAATTTAATGTGTGCAGCGCCAAAAACCACGCAATTCAACCCTCAAAATTAAAAACTCCGTGGGGCTTGGCAACTTAGCCCTAAAAGTGAAGTTGCATTAAATTTGGGAAATTATGAAATGACATTAAACGAACATCAACATCAACATCAAGCACTAATCGACTTGATAGCACTCAAAAAAATAGACATTTTAGAAAGTTTGGGACACGATGCAATTTCAGGCAAAAGTTTGATTTATGAAATGAACTTGGAAAAAATAGAAAGGCAAATATCAAAAGCTATCATAGATGATGACGAGCGGGCTTTGGGTGCTATTTTTATGAAATTATTCATGGATAAAAACATTTGTTGCATAAATGAAAAAGCACAAGAATTAAAAGATGTGGCAAAGCAAGAGCAGGACGATTTGCATGGCAAAGCAAATGTATCTGAATTAGCACGAGAACATTATGAAAATGGCGTAAGCCCAGGGGATTTTTTCTAATGAGTAAAAAAGAAAGATACGTGGTTCAAATTGATTTTTACATTCACGAAAAAACAGACAAAAAAGCCGTGAAATTGGCTATTTGGATATGTAGAAAATTATGTAAAAGATTTGACAATCAGGCGAGGGTAACGGGTGTTTGGCACTCGCCATTCGCCAGCTTATGGACTGAAAAAATAAAGGACGATAGAATTGGGAGGGCGTTTGAATGATTTTTGATTTTAAAAAACACGAGGAAATGACAACCAAGCAAGCAACAATAATAATAGCGATAATTTCGACGTGCTTTATTATTGTCAGTTTAGTGAATAATTTTTAAATTTATTAAAAATAAGCCTTGACTTTATTATTTAATGTAGTATAATGACTAACATGACTTAAGCAAAGTCAGGCTGACTAAGCAGATTTTCTTAGAATTATGGAGATAATAAAATGAAAAAATTTAACGTAAAAAGTGTTTATCAAATCAAAACAACTTTAAGAACTGATGTTCTTGACGATTTTAAGACTGATTGTGAAAGCAAAAACGGATTTAACTTGAAAATGGGTGAAATAAAGCAAAGAGAAGGTTATGACTTTAGTATCGTTGAAGTGTCTTATGACTTTGTAGATGAGCAAGTAAACACTGCTGAGACTTCAGAAATCGCTCAAGAAAAAGTTAAAAACTTCTTAGAAACTAAGGCAGGGGGAATTTACTCAACAGAGCCTCGCAAATCAGTTATCTCTCAAGAAATTACAGAAATTGGTGGTAAAGTTGAAGTGAATGTTGAAATTCTTATCACCCACGCTGAAGCTGAAAATAATCTTTTAGAAATGGATATGAACAATATTGATGAAGTTATTTTGCAAGAATCAACAACAATGGGTCAAACTGAAGTTATTTATACTAGACAAATGTGTGAAGCAGTTGTTTTTCATTCTGAAAATTACGAAAAAACAAAAGAGGGTCATGTTATTTATAAAGAAAATCAAGGTGTTAGATAAAAAATAACTCCGTGGGGCTTGGCAACTTAGCCCCTGAAATGAAGTTGCAATTACACCAAAAAATATATGCACACACCAAAACCAAATATTAATTTTAGAGAAATTGCGCTGGAAATTTCAGAATGGATTGAGCGAAATTATGGCTACTTTGTCAATAAAAACAGCGATAAAAATAAAATCATTGATGATTTTGCCGAACAATTAGAAAGGTTGCCAGTTGGTGCGATGTCATACATTCAACAAGCCAAAAATAACTTTATTGATAGTGACACTAATCGCCCACCTTTGCCTGTAGATTTTATCCAACATTTGAAAATAATTTATAATCAAAACAAAAAAACTCTATCGCAAAAACCTGTTTTTTTTGATAAAAATAGAACTATTTTTGAAAATATTTTGAAAATAAACGATGATTTTGGCAAAATAAAATATATAAAAACCCTTTCAAAAAAAGGCTTTTTAAGATTAAAAAATAATTCAGTTGTAAAAATGGAGATTGAACAAGTTTTGAAAAGAAATAATTTCAGTGAAAACGAAATTGTCAATTTGATTGAGAATTAAAAATGAAGCCAAAAATATATTTATTAGATGGAATTAGTGGAATGTCCCACTGATACAAAAAAAGAGGTAAAAAATGGAAAATGAAAATAGTTTTATCAAGCACGCTAAACGTGAACTAACAGATGCTGGTCTTTTTGACAAAACCGCTGATTACGGCGGTTTAATCGGTAAAGAAGTGATGGAAATGATTCACGTATTTGACAAAGCTGGGCATTCAGGTGTATCTGCTAATATAGTTGCCGATGTTTTTCATAAATTAGCAACTTGGGGCATTTTGACGCCACTAACTGAAGAAAATGCTGATTGGCAAGAAATATCGGACGGTTGTAAGCAAAGTTGTAAAATTTCCAGCGTTTTTAAGGATAAAAAAGGCATTTATTATTTAGATGCAATTACTTGGGTTGGTGAAAATAATTCTTTTGTCGGAAAAGTGGAGGGCGTTTTTTCTAGGCAATATATAAAATCCTTGCCATTTTCGCCTAAAAATTTCAGAATTAATGTAAAAACGATAAATGGCACTAGTGTTATCAAAGATAAATCATCGCTGATAAATGTAGCAGATTATTACAATATGGATTTATCTAATGACATTAAATAAAATGCCAAAACGCAAAAAACAAGACAAATACACCAAATCAGCCAAAGGTCAAGATTGCCAAATCAGATCGCCTGCATGCAATTACAATTCAGAAACAGTTGTTTTTTGTCATTTAAACGGGGCAGGCATTGGCGAAAAAATGCAAAACATACACGGGGCTTATGGTTGCTCAAATTGTCATGATTTTGTTGATGGGGTACTTGGTATTGTTTGTCAAGACTATAACACCAAACAAAGGCAATTCTATCACTTGAGAGGCACGATACGTACTCAAGAATTGATGATTAGAAACGGGATTTTGAAATTATAAGTATAAGAAGGGCAATTAAATGTCAAAAATAGAATGGACAGAGAAAACTTGGAATCCAACCACTGGCTGTACTAAAGTTTCAGCAGGTTGTAAAAATTGCTATGCGGAAAAAATGCACAAGAGACTTAACGCAATTGGTGCAAAAGGATACGAAAAGCCTTTTGGTGATGTTGTATGCCATAATGACAGGTTAAACATTCCTCTTAAACGCAAAAAACCAACTACGTATTTTGTTAACTCGATGAGCGATTTGTTTCAAGAGGGTGTTTCTGGTGATTTTATTGATCAAGTGTTTGGCATCATAAAAAAAACACCACAGCACAGATACCAAATATTAACCAAAAATTCAGATAATTTTAAAAATTGGGTTTGGTCTAAAGGTGATTGGTTTGTTGGTGTTAAAAACGTTTTTTTTGGTGTTAGTGTTGAAAATAAAAAAGATGGATTTCCAAGAATTGGAGATTTAAAAAATGCTTTTTTAAAATCTTTCGTTATAGATTATTCGAAACGAAACAGAATTAACTTTGAACCAAGATTATTTTTATCAATAGAGCCACTGCTTGAGGATTTAGGCGATATTGATTTAACAGACATTGATTGGGTTATTGTGGGCGGTGAGAGTGGCAACAAGGCAAGAAAAATGAAAAAAGAATGGGTGCTTAACATCAAACGCCAATGTCAAGAGCAGGGCGTGCCTTTTTTCTTTAAACAATGGGGTGCTTATGGTGAGGACGGCGTTAAGCGAAGTAAAAAAGCGAATGGGTGTTTAATCGATGGCGTGGCATATAAGGCGATGCCATGAAACCATTTTTTAGCTATTACGGCTCTAAATATCGCTTATGCCAACAAGGATTTTACCCCGCGCCAAAGTTAGGAAATATAGTTATTGAGCCCTTCGCAGGATCGGCCACTTACAGCGTATATCATGAGCCTAAGCGTGCGATTTTGATTGATAAAGACCCTGTAATTGTTGGGATTTGGAATTATCTCATTAATGCCAGTGAAAACCAAATATTGAACCTGCCAATTTTAGGCGATAGTCATATTTACGATTTTAAATGTGCTTTAAAAGAATTAAAACAAGTAGAACGAGATTTGATTGGTTTTTGGACGGCAAAAGCACGACCTCGTCCGTCAAATATTTTAGGAAATTGGTTCATTAAATTTCACAAAAAAAGGAGTTGTCGCGTTTGGGGCGATGCGGTTAAAAACAGAATTATTAAACAATTACCAAAAATCAGAAAATGGAAAGCAATTTTGGGGGATTACACTACTTCTTATAATCAATGTACAAATCAGACTCATCAAACTTATTTTATCGACCCCCCATATTCTAATAAAGCAGGTAGAAAATACAAGTATAACAAAATAGACTACAGGGCGTTGGAGTGGTGGATTGGACAAAACCCAATCTCTCAAATAATTGCTTGTGAAAATCAAGATTTAACATATAGATGGGCTGATTTTAACAAAACGCACGAAGCGTTTAATATGCAAGGAAAGGGTAAAGAACTGGCATGGGTGCAATGATTGAAAAAATGAAAGAAAATAAAAGACCATCAGCGTCAACAGAAATAAAAGAAATTCTTGCAATGAAAGAAAGAATAATGAATGCATCAGAAAAAGAGCGAAACATTATCTACGAGAAATTAGAAGCCAAAAAAGTTGCCTTAATGCGTCAAGGCATTAAGGCAGGGGTTGGTAACAGGCTTAATAAATGAAGCAAAGAATTAGTGGAATGTCCCACTGATACAAAAAAAGAGGTAAAAAATGAATGAAGAAGAAAGAGCCACATTAAAAAACACAGCCGAAGATATTTATAGCCTTTATTCGGAAACGGTAGGTTTTAAAACATACAATGGAAAGCCTTTACCCAAATATTCAGAACTTGGAAATCAAGGGAAGGGTTGGGTTGCGGTGGCTGCGATGTTGATTGACGAAGTCAAAACCCAAAAGGTTGCTTGTAAAGAACAAATAGCCCGTTTGTAAAAAATAATCCCATCTTATTCAGATGGGATTTATAGAAAAATGGCTATAATTTTAAAATTATGAGCAATATAAAAAACGTCCGCAAGATATGGTGTTTTAAATTATGACAAAAAGACTAAAAATTTTACAAGGCAGTTTAATCAAAAAGACTGCCAAACTTGATGCCCATTTTAAGACGCATTTTGACGATGTAGCGATGGCTAACGGTCAGCCAATGAACGATAAGAATGGGGGCGATGTGGTGCTTAGGCGATGGGATAGACAAAGTGATACAATCAGAAATATAAAAGAAAGTATAGCAATGACAGAAAGAGCAATCGCTAAAGAACAAAGCAAGATTGAGCGAATTAAGGAAGTTTCAAGCACTTTGCCAGATATTATTAGTGATATGCTAAAAACTGGCGAATTACAGCAATGGCGAAAATATCCACACATTTTCTTTGTAAAAGGCGTTAAGCGTGCGAGATTGGTATTCAAAAACGGCGAAATTACCCACAGTTATGGCAATCAAATTGCAACAGCACCTGAGGTGCGAGTGTTCAAAGATGTTTTTTCTAAATTAAGCGATCAGATCAATGTCAATTAATGAGATGGAATTGATGCCAAAAACTGGCTTTATCATCACACACGTTAGCCATATAGAGATACTTTCCGACAATCTAAGACAAATGCTTGCATCGTCAAAAAAAGGGCTGAATGTGAGCGTTACGAACGCCGTACGCACCGCACGCCAAAACAACGCACTTCATGGCACATTGTCAGAATACGCAATTAAATTAAATGAGGCTGGCATTCCATATAAAATCACAATTGGCAAAAAAGAAATTGAGGGAATTTGGACGTTAGAAAATCTAAAGGGATTATTTAGAATAATTGCTAAACACCTTTACGGGACGCAAAGCACGGCTAGATTAACCACAGCCCAGATGTCTGAATGCTATCAAGTGTTCGCTGAAAGAATTAGCGCTAATACGGGCGTTTATGTTGAATGGCACAGCAAGGAGCCGCCAATGCTAAAATGATTGACAGAACGCTATTTTGGGAAAAATTAAGCCCTTATGAGAAAAAAAACGTTTATGAAAAAGGGGGCGCTAACCTACGCCCTCAACTAAGAACAATGCCAACTCAAGCACAAATTAAAGAAATGGAAAACGAGAAGCCTCAAGAGAAACAACAACAATTATTTTAAATGACCAGCCCCTGATTTATGAACAGTGATTTATACAAAGTAGCAGGAATAATGCTGATAGCCATGGCTATAGACACTGTAAATAATTATTTAGCCTTGGGCGTTATTTTGTTGATTTTGGGTTTTTATCGTGATGTAAAAGAAAAGGAGTTGCAAGAATTAAAACAAATTATTTTAAATGACAAGAGTAGTAAGAAAGAGTAGTACGGCAATTTTGCCATTTTAAGAAGGAGGTAGTAAATGAATAAATTAATGTTAGTATTAGTTTTGATGATTCATGCTTTATTATCAGGTGTGTTTGCCAGTGATTTCACTGGTGATGTATCTGTGAGTGAGCCTAGGCAGTTAATCGTTGACGTGGGTTCAGATGCAAGTACGATGCTCACTGTAGCCAAAAAGTCAATGTTGGTTAAAAATACATTGCAAAATGCAAAAAGTGACACCGTATCCATTGGCACGCAATACGCTGAAGGTACGGGTGGTTATATTAGTGGGAGTCGATACTGGTCTCGGGCAACTTTGTTTTCCAATGGATTAAAACGACTAACTGGCTAACATAACCTTAACAGTAAATTCTGTTAAATTTAAAACTTCTGCTACTCTAACACGATGCAAAGATAACCTGCATTAAGGGTAGCAGAGGCTTTTAAAATCAGAATAGCGGTAAAATGAAAAAACCAAGATATAAACAGCATTTAATAGAGGGTGAATGGTACACTATAAGGCAACTGGTGTTAAAAACTGGCATCAGCCATGGTAAAATTAAAACAAAAATTTTCAATGAAAATGCGACTACATTTCAAGAATTGAGAGCCAAATCAAAAAATATAAAATCAATAAACTTTCACCGCTCAATGTACGCAGATAAGCACGGGCATTGGAAGTTGCTATCAAAGGCTTTGGGCTGTTAAATAATGGATTTAAAAATTGAATATTTGAGGGTTGTAACGCTAAAAAATTACAAAAATAATGCCAGAACGCACAGCGATGCTCAGATTGAACAAATAGCCCATTCAATCAATGAATTTGGCTTCACCAACCCGCTTTTAATTGACGAAAATAATGGTGTTATTGCAGGTCATGGCAGGTTGATGGCTTGCAATTCACTTGACATTAAACAAGTGCCATGTATTAGACTAAATGGCTTATCAAAAGCCCAAAAGAGAGCGTACGTCATTGCTGATAACAGCCTAGCACTAAATGCTGGCTGGAATGTTGAAATTTTAAAAACTGAACTTGACGAATTGAATAATTTAGATTTTGACTTTGATTTATTGGGGCTTGATTTAGAGGATTTTGACATTGATTTTGAGGACGAACAAGAGGGCTTAACTAATGAGGACGATGTGCCTGAAGTTGATGGGCAGGTTATTACTAAAAAGGGCGATATTTGGCTATTGGGTGAGCATAGGTTGATGTGTGGTGATAGTACCAAGGCTGATGATGTTGGTTTATTAGTTGATAATAATAACATTGATATGGTGTTTACAGATCCCCCGTACGGCATTAGTCATAGTGGAAAAGGCATTACTGGCAGTGTAAATGGCAATGATTTTGGCGAGATTATGGGTGATAGTGATGTACGGATTGCTGTTGATGTTTTAAATTTATGTCTTGATGAATTTAATGATTCAACCCTCATTTTTTTTGGTGCTAATTATTATTGTCAGTCTATACCTAACGGCTACGGTTGGCTTGTGTGGGATAAAGAGCGTGAGGGGAATACGTTCAGTGGTGCTGAATTAGCCTTTGTTAATAAAGGGGTAAGGCTTGATGTATTTAGGCATATGTGGCACGGCATGGTTAAAGCATCTGAACATGGTCAAAAAAGAGTACACCCAACTCAAAAACCAATAGCATTAGCTGAGTGGTGTTTTAAAAATTATGGCGAACCAAAAACGGTATTGGATTTATTCGGCGGCTCAGGCTCAACGCTCATTGCTTGCAAAAAAACAAAGCGAAAATGCCACATGATGGAGATAGATAACCACTATTGCGATGTTATAATAAATAGGTGGCAGGCATTCACTGGAAAAAAAGCAATCCACGCTAAAACAAGCAAAGAATTTAAAAACAATGGCTAAAAAACCCGCAAGAAAGCCAAGTTTAACGCCAATGGTACAAGACCAAATCAGGATTGAATACGGGCGTGGTGATACAGTTGCTGAATTGTCAAGAAAATACGACAGAGGCACCAGCATAATCTCAAGAATTATAAATGGCGTAAGTCGTGATGGTGAAAAATTAGCAAACAGACTAGCAGAAGTTAGGGCGGACTTAGGGACACGTCCCGACAATGAGCAAACACTCATCATACAACGCTCGGAGCAAATCCAAAAAATAAAAGAAAGGGCAATTAAAGGGACGAACTACATAATGGGACGAACTTTAAATAAGTTGCAAGGGCTAGACGATGAAAAAATTAACTTCAATGACTTATCACAAGCTCAAGGCGTTATGAATAAAGCAAGCGCATTGATTGACACATCTAATTCTGATGATGATGGTTTAATACCTGTGACTGGCATTAGATTAGTAGATTAGTGCTTATCAAGCAATCAGAAATGACATAATAACCCTGTTAAAACACTCAACTATTAGAGGTTGAAAATTATAAAAGAAATCAAAGTACTCCCACACCAACGCCAATTTATTGAGAGCAAAAAAAAATCTACAGGATTAGTCGCAGGTTTTGGTGCTGGTAAATCTTTTGCTGGTACGCTCAAAACGCTTATTAAAAAGTTGCGCTATCCAAACATTAAGGTTGCATATTATCTACCCACATATCCACACATTCGCGACATAGCCTTTGAGCAATTCCCAAATATGTGTAATAAATTAGGACTGAATTATCAATTAAATAAATCAGACAAAGAGCTAAAAATAAAAGGTTTTGGCTCAGTTATTTTTAGAAATATGACAGAGCCCGAATTCATAATCGGGTATGAAGTTGGGTACTCACTAATTGATGAGTGCGACATACTGCCAATGATTAAAATGTCTAAGGCCTTTAAGCAGATATTGGCTAGAAATAGAGCATTGTTGCCAGATGGATTTAATCAATTAGACGTCGTAGGCACGCCAGAGGGTTATAGATGGTTTTATAATCGTTTTGTCGTCAATGGCAGTGTTGATTATAATTTAATCAGAGCTAAAACTGAGAATAATCCATATCTGCCCGATGATTATATTGACACTTTAAAAGAGGATTATGACGAAAAATTATTAAAACAGTATTTAGATGGCGAATTTATTAACGTCAATGGCAGTGCTGTATATCATCAATTTAATCGCAAAATTCATGTCATTAAAAATATGGAAATTAACAAGGCATATCCTTTATTTATTACATTTGACTTCAACATTTTTCCTTATAATGCGATTTTTTTGGTTCAAGAAATAAAAGGTAAGGTGTACATCATTGATAATGCCATTAAGACTAACGCAGCACTGGTTGATAGCCTTGACTATCTCAAGGAAAAGTTCGCCCACCTAGGGGCTTATCTCTTTTCAGCGACAATCTACGGCGATGCCAGTGGCAGGGCTAGAAGTCAGGGTACTGCACAAACTAATTATGACCTGATTACCATGGCTGGTTGGGCTAAACAAAAGATTAAGGTCGCCAATCCAAGAGTGCAGGATAGGGTGAACGTTGTAAATTCACTGTTCAAAAATGGCAAAGGCGATGTGAGGTTATACATTTGCGAACGCAACAAAGAACTAATAACCGACTTCGAGCAAATGGCTTATAATGATAAGGGTATCGTTGATAAAACGAATCAAGAACTATCCCACGCTAGCGATAGCATTGGCTATTATCTTGAACATAAACATAAAATAATTAAACAAAAAGAA